TATGATTATGAAATTTCGCGAATACTTAAAAGAAGAAAAAAATACTCACATGACTCACCTTGAGGATCAAGTGATCTATGGTGGTGTCAATGGAGCGCGTAGTGCTATTCTTGGACTACGTTCATTAAGAGATATGTTAGCTGGTGAATCAGCTACATCTACAGATGTTACTATGAAATGGGACGGTGCCCCTGCAGTATTCTGTGGGCAAGATCCTGCTGATGGTAAATTCTTTGTAGCCAAAAAGGGGATCTTTAATAAAAACCCAAAAGTATATAAATCAGAATCCGACATTGACGAGGATATTCCTGGAGCAGATCTTAATGCAAAAATGAAGATTGCATTTCAGGAACTTTCGAAACTTGGAATAAAAGGAGTAGTGCAAGGCGATATTATGTTCACCTCGGATGATTTAAAAAAGGAGAACATAGATGGGGATTCTTATATTACTTTTCATCCTAATACCATTGTTTATGCTGTGCCTATGTCTAGCGATGAAGCCAAACGAATTCGACAAGCGCGTATTGGAGTTGTATTCCATACTACATACAAAGGGAAAGACTTCGAATCAATGCGAGCAAGCTATGGAGTCGACGTCAACAAATTCAGAAAAGTCAAATCAGTCTGGGCACAAGATGCAACCGTGCGAGATTTATCTGGCTCTGTTACGCTCACAAAGTCCGAAACCGCAGAAGTCACTAAAGCCTTATCTTTGGCTGGGAAAATATTTAAGCAGATCTCATCCACCACGTTAAAACAAATTGAAAATAACCAAGACTTGGCTAAAACAATTGAAACATATAATAATACCTTTGTAAGAGCGCAAAAACCAATTGGTGATACAAAGAAACACGTTGATGGATTAATTAAATATATTGAAAACAAATATCAAAAAGAAATTGATAAATTAAAAACTGAAAAGGGTAAAGCTGGTAAAGCAGTAAAAAGAGATGAATTTCTTAAGTTTTTTTCAGATTCTAATAAAAGAAACCTTAAATTATTGTTCGATTTACAAAAAGCCCTCGTTGTTGCGAAACTAAAAATTATAAATAAACTAAACAAATTAAATAAAATGAATACCTTCGTTAAAACCAAAAATGGTTTTAAGGTAACAGGAGCCGAAGGCTTTGTTGCGATTGATAAAATCGGAGGCGGGGCAGTTAAGTTAGTAGACAGATTAGAATTTTCTGCAAATAACTTTAGTCCCGATATTATTAAAGGCTGGGATAAGCCGTCCCGATCCTAATGGAAAGAGCGAGAACAAATGTTAAAATTTAAACAATATGTTGCTGAAGAAGCAGAACTAGATAAAGAACTAGAAGAAGTTGCGGATATTCAAACCCGCATCAAAATGAAAGCTGCTATGCGCCGCAATAAAGCCAAGATTAAACTTGGTAAAAAGAAAGCGATGCGTAAGGTAGCAAGTAAAGAAGTTCTTCAAAAACGAGCTAGACGTCAAGCACGTAAAGCCGTTCTCGACAAAATCCTTAAGGGTAAAGACAAAGGCGAACTTTCATATGGCGCACGTGCTTCAATTGAGAAGCGTGTAAATAAGCGTGCTGCACTAATTACAAGACTCGCAAGAAAGCTATTACCTACTGTGCGTAAAGCGGACCGAGCCAAATTCTCCAGTAAAGGTAAGTAATATGGCTTTTAAAGGTTTTGCAGAATACGTCACAGAAGCCACCAAAGAAGTAACGTTTACTTTTGGTCGGTTTAATCCTCCCACGACTGGCCACGAAAAATTACTTGACACGGTAGCTAAAGTAGCCCGTGGAAGTAAGTATATGGTTTATGCATCTCAATCAGCTGATGCTAAAAAGAATCCTTTGGACTATGCAACCAAAGTAAAATATATGCGCAAGATGTATCCTCGGCACGCTCGTTCAATTATGATGGACAAAGGTGTGAGAAATGTATTTGACATCTTAACGAATTTATATAAAGCTGGATACAATAAAGTCAACATGGTAGTTGGCTCTGATCGTGTACCAGAATTTGAAGCACTCACAAACAAATACAATAACGTTAAAGGTAAACACGGCTTCTATAACTTTGAAGGTGGAGTTAATATTGTCTCTGCTGGTGAAAGAGATCCAGATGCTGAAGGTGTTGCTGGTATGTCTGCATCTAAAATGAGAGCAGCTGCTACCGCAAATGATTTTGCAGCTTTTGCAAAAGGTTTACCTCGTGGCTTTAAAGATGGCCAAGCATTATTTAACGATGTTCGTAAAGGTATGGGATTAAAAGAATCTTATAACTATAGAGAACATCTACAATTAGAAAAAGTTTCTGAAGAAAGAGAAGCATATATCCAAGGTGAACTATTTACCGAAGGAGATATTGTTGTTGTCAAAGAAAACGATGAAGTAGGCCAGGTTATTATGCTTGGTTCTAACTATGTTTTAATTGAAATGTCTGATGGTAAAAAACTTCGCAAATGGATTGACGACATAGAAAAGATCGATGAAGGTATGTACTCTGACAAAGCTAGAGATAAAATCGATCGAGAAAAAGAACGTGACGAATTAAAACATGCTCGTCTAATGGCCAAGGCAGCTGAAGATGATGAGCGTGAAAAAGAAAAAGATGCTGAAGAAAAGAATAAATTAAAAGCATTGAAAATCGAAAAGAAAGCATATCATTCCGGTTTATCCAAATCAACATCCGATAAGAGAGATGCTCAATTTAAGAAGCAAGCTAAAATGGATGATGATAACCCTGCGGCTTATAAACCAGCTCCAGGTGATGCAACTGCAAAAACAAAATTATCAAAGCATACTAAAAAGTATCGTGATATGTATGGTGAAGGTGTAAAATCCTTTTCAACATTTTCTGAATTAGTAACAGAAGATGTAAAAGCTGGTCTGCAAAAGAAAGCAGATAAATCAGGAATCTCGTATTCTATTCTAAAAAAGGTATACGATCGTGGCGTAGCTGCATGGAGAACTGGACATCGTCCTGGTACTACTCCATCTCAATGGGGCTATGCTAGAGTTAATTCATTTATAACGGGAGGCAAAACGCGTACAACAGCAGATGCCGATCTCTGGAAAAGACACAAAGGTGGAAACTAATGGCAAAAGAATTTTTTGATTTAAGAGAAGCACTAGGGCATTTGAAAGAAGCAGCTCCTAAAATTAGTCAGGGCAAAGCTAAAGGTGCTATTACTGCAACAGGTATGCGCGGTAAAGGCATGAAAAAGTACGATGTCTCTATTAAAGTAGTAAACGGTAAACTTGAATTCCGTATTATGGATGACACTGGTAAATTCCAAACAGTTGGTATTAAACAAGCTGCTAAGATGCTAGGCGAAGAAGTTCAACTTGAAGAAGCAATGGATCAAAAGAAATTCACTGCTGGCGCAAAGGCAATGAAAGCATACGCTCAAAAGAATGGTGGAGTCGATAAAAAAGATTTCATGGAAGTATCAAAGCTTTTAGATCAAATTGGCCGAGTAAATATACTACAAGCTGGCCAGCTGCTTTCTCGTTTAAATAGAATTGTTGATGGTATGGATACCGATGTTCGTGAAAGAGTTTTTATTGAACTTAAAAAAGTCGGTCTTGTAGAATCTGTAGAATCAATTAATGAAGAACAAATGAGAATTACAATTATCCCTAAAAAAGGTGATAAAGAATCAAAAGCTGCTATAGAATATATGCTTAAAAAGACTGGCCAAGAGGTTGCTAGTTATGGTATTAAGGGTAAAGGTAAAGACGCATATATTGAACTTCAGGTTCCTACTACAAAAGTTTTACAAGCAGATAAAGCTATGCATGGTAAGAAATTTGGTAAGTATGAAGTCAGAGTAACAGGCAATAGAGACCTTAACAAATATGAAAGCGTTGAATATAACGATGCAGAATATATCGAAGAAAAGTACAGCAAGTCTATGGGATTCAAAGGTGTAGATGATATGGTTCGCCGTATGGAAAAAGTCATGACACCTACCAGCGTATTGTGTAAATCAATCTCAAAAGATGCAGACAACGTTGTTCCTGAGTTCAGAAAGATGGAAAAGGCCATGAAGATCATTTCATATCAATGGCATGAAATTAACCATACTATTGACATGGCAGAATCTGTTGAATACGACGAATTAGACGAAGCAACTTGGTATAAAGTTGATGTTGAAGGTATGCCTACTGTGTTCATGGACGGT